AGGAATTTTCTGAATTATGGCACACAAATCAACCTTACGCAATATACACATACGGAGAAAAACAATTATGTAGTTTTTTGGGAACTATTTTTAATCTGCGTAAAAGATGTGTTCATTTGAGCACTTTACCAGATGAATTAGATATTATAAATAATGTATTTTCTACGTCTTTGCGTCACCAATACGATGATGATCATCCCTTAATTTCAGTAATTACATCAACATTTCATAGTAAAGAAAAGATATTCAGGCCTTTTCATAGTTTGCAAAAGCAAACGTATACCAATTGGGAATGGGTTATTTGGGACGATTCAAAAAATACATGCACGTATGATAATTTATTGGACATGCAAAAAAAAGACCTGCGAATACGTGCATATAAAGCTCCAAGACACTCAGGTTCCATAGGTGAAATGAAACGATTAGCGGCAGGCGTTTCTTATGGTTCTATAATTGTCGAGTTAGATCATGACGACGATTTACACCCTGGGTTATTTCAATGGTTAATTGATGCATCAAAAAAATACAAGGAAGCAGACTTTTTTTATTGTGACACTGCAATGATGCATGAAAAATCTCTTGAAACACATTCATATAGTGAATTTTATAGTTATGGTTATGGTTCACATATAAACATATGGAGCGATTTTTATAATAAATGGATTACACAGTTAGCAAAATCCAGCCCTAACCCTGTTACAGTGCAACATTTAATAGGTCTACCAAATCATGTTCGTGCTTGGCGCACAGAATTTTATGATAAAATAGGAAAACACAATCCTAGATTATCTGTTTCAGATGATTATGAATTATTAGTCAAAAGTTTTATTCATGGTAAATGGTGTCACATTGCAGCGTGTGGTTATTATCAATATATAAATGAAGATGGTAACTTCACATTTATTAGAAATAGTTTAATACAACACAATGTGAAACATATTTATAATCATTATAAAAAATTATTACCGGAAATACCAACAGATCATAAATATCAGCCCTATTGGAAATATGAAGGAGAACATTTTCCGGTTATTCATTTAACTTATGATCCATATCCACATGATTATTCAATAATAATATTGAATCCAACAAAAGAGAAGGTAGAAGAATTGATGCAAATAAACGATAAATCATTACATCTTTATATGCTTGATACATATGTAGGTTTAGACGATCTTCCTGTTGAGTGGAAAAGAAAAATAAGTTGGTGGAAAATTAAAGATGAAGAACTTTTTACTAATGAAGATGAAAAAATTAGATATCTTAAAAAAATAGCTAGAGGTAAACACATTTTAATGGATTATGAATTTAATCAAGATAAATTTGCGGTTGTCTATAGATAGACGATAGAGTATAGGACCCTTGATCCTTAACCGTTGACATTTTTCAAAGGTCGGTTATAAATAATAAAATTGATAAATTTAACCAACATGTATTTGAAGTGTAAAAACAAGTTTTTATTAATAACAACGTTATATGGGAATTCGTTATTTAAATAAATATTTCAGGGAAGAATGTAAAAATAGTGATGCTATTAAAATAATAAACATGAATCAATTATCTGGTAAGAAAATTGTAGTAGATATTAGTATTTATTTGCACAAATTTGCGTCAGAAAATACACTGATTGAAAATATATATTTAATGTTATCTATTTTCAGACATTATAACATTACTCCGATTTTTGTTTTTGATGGAAAAGCGCCGGCTGAAAAAAAAGAACTATTGATTCAGAGACTAACTGAAAAAAAAGAAGCGGAAAATGAGTTTAAGAATTTGAAGAAAAAATTGGAATACAATTCAAACATGGAAGAATTTGAAAAGCATGAAATAATCAACAAAATGGATATTTTGAAAAAAAAGTTTGTAACTATTACTAAAGATCAAATATATGATGTAAAGAACTTGATTGTCAGTTATGGAATGACATACTGTGATGCACCAAACGAAGCAGATGAACTGTGTGCTATGTTTGTTATTAAAGGTATTGTATGGGCTTGTCTAAGTGAAGACATGGATATGTTTCTTTATGGATCTCCGCGGGTTTTGAGATATTTAAGCTTAATGAATCACACATTTGTTTTATACGACACAAAAAAAATATTAGAAAAGATAAAATTAAATCAAAATGAGTTGAGAGAAATTTGTGTTATTTCAGGGACGGATTACAATTTATCAAACAACAATGTTTATAATCACGATTTATTTACAAGTTTGAAACTTTTTAAAAAATACAAGGCACAAAAAATATGTTCTAGTTTTTATGATTGGTTGATAGAAAATACAAACTATATAATAGACGATTATGAATTCTTTATGAAGAACTGCTACATGTTTGAATTAAATGAACATTTGAAAGAATTTGAAGACATCAAAGTTACGAATAAAAATGTATTATTTTCAGAAATGAAAAATATACTACACAAAGACGGGTTTATTTTTGTGAATAATTAGATACATTATTTATATATTAATAATATAATATATAATGTCATTCACATTGACTTTTTCACCATCTTTAGGAACAACCAATCCTATTACAATAACTACAAGTGAAAGTATCAATATAGTATTTGATACAGCAGATAATGGAGCAACATATACATTTACATCTTCATCAGGAACAATAAATGTTTTGGATGGATTTACTAGTCAAACTTGGTCGCCTAACCTAGCAACTGTATCTAATATACCAAGTAATGTAATTAGCATTGGTGCAATGGCATTCAATAATTGTACATCTCTTAGTTCCATAACCATACCTAGTAGTGTAACTAGCATTGGTGATTATGCATTTCAAGGTTGTACATCTCTTAGTTCCATAACCATACCTAGTAGTGTAACTAGTATTGGTTATGCCGCATTTGCTTATTGCGCAACTCTTACTTCCATAACTATACCAAGTAATGTAATTAGCATTGGTGCAATGGCATTCAATAATTGTACATCTCTTAGTTCCATAACCATACCAAGTAGTGTAACTAGCATTGGTGATAATGCATTTGCTTATTGCGCAACTCTTACTTCCATAACTATACCAAGTAGTGTAACTAGCATTGGTAATTATGTATTTTATAGTTGTACATCTCTTAGTTCCATAACCATACCAAGTAGTGTAACTAGCATTGGTGATAATGCATTTGCTTATTGCGCAACTCTTACTTCCATAACTATACCAAGTAGTGTAACTAGCATTGGTAGTTTGGCATTTGATGGTTGTACATCTCTTAGTTCCATAACTATACCTAGTAGTGTAACTAGCATTGGTAGTTTGGCATTCAATAATTGTACATCTCTTAGTTCCATAACTATACCAAGTAGTGTAACTAGCATTGGTATTTATGCATTTCAAGGTTGTACTTCACTTATTTCTATTAATGTTGATTCAGGTAATTTAAATTATAGTAGTCTGGATGGTAATTTATATAATTCTAGTCAAACTACATTGTTTGCATATGCAATTGGTAAAACATCTACTTCATTTATTATTCCTGGCGGTGTAACTACTATTTCCGAAGGAGCATTTAATAGTTCTACAACTCTTACTTCCATAACTATACCTAGTAGTGTAACTACTATTGACGAATCAGCATTTAATGGTTGTACATCTCTTAGTTCCATAACTATACCAAGTAGTGTAACTAGCATTGGTAATTCTGCATTTCTATTTTGTACATCTCTTAGTTCCATAACTATACCTAGTAGTGTAACTACCATTGGTATTATTGTATTTGGTGATTGTACTTCACTTATTTCTATTAATGTTGATTCAGGTAATTTAAATTATAGTAGTCTGGATGGTAATTTATATAATTCTAGTCAAACTACATTGTTTGCATATGCAATTGGTAAAACATCTACTTCATTTATTATTCCTGGCGGTGTAACTAGCATTGGTGCAGGAGCATTTTATGGTTGTACATCTATTAGTTCCATAACTATACCTAGTAGTGTAACTAGCATTGGTATTTATGCATTTTATGGTTGTACATCTATTAGTTCCATAACTATACCAAGTAGTGTAACTAGCATTGATGCAGGAGCATTTTATGTTTGTACATCTCTTAGTTCCATAACTATACCAAGTAGTGTAACTACCATTGGTGAAGTAGCATTTCTAGGTTGTACATCTCTTAGTTCCATAACTATACCAAGTAGTGTAACTACCATTGGTGGAGCAGCATTTCAAGGAATACCTAATCTATCTTCTACAATTATAGTTACACCAATATCATCATATGCATATACCTGGTTTCATACTGAACCAGACTTCACTAATTATTATAGTAATATTACATTTCAAGAATCACCATCCCCACCAATTCCATGTTTTAATAAAGATTCAAAAATACTTACTGATAAAGGCTATATTCCTATCCAAAATCTAAGAAAAGGAGATTTAGTAAAAACATTGCGTGACGGGTATAAACGTATTGATATGATTGGATATCGTGAAATAGAAAATGTTATTTGTGAAGAAAGAATCAAGAATAAATTATATGTATGCAAACAAAGTGAATATTCAGAAATCTTTGAAGATTTAATTATTACAGGGTGTCATGCTATTTTAGTAGATGATTTTAAAGAAGGTGAACGTGAAAAAACAGCAGAAGTATTGAGTCGTATTTTTGTAACAGACAATAAATACAGATTACCTGCTTGCGTAGATCTAAAAGCAAAATCTTACGAAAAAGAAGGCAAATTCACAATTTATCATATTGCATTGGAAAATGATGATTATTATATGAATTATGGTATTTATGCAAATGGTTTATTAGTAGAAAGCAGTTCAAAACGATACTTAAAAGAATTGTCCAATATGAAACTAATTGAATAATAATAATAATAATAATAAAGTTTTATTTGGAAATAATTTAGATATTCATTAAACTATTATATTTATATAAAATAATTATTGTAATTATTATATGTTAGATTTATACAACAAACAATACAGTCGCGAAACCCTGAAAAAATATATTTACAGCGTAAGGCTTGTTGATTTACTGAAAACGCAAAAACTGGATATTACTTTTATTGTGCGCTATATTTTGAATTCAAAATATCAATTGAATGAAGTTGATGAATACATAAATGTGGATACTGTTTTGATGTATCAAAAACACATAGACATCAAACAATTGAGAGAAGCAATGATTGAATATATTTCGGATGATGATAGTATTGAGGATTTTGAAACAGTTTCTAAAAAAAATTGATTTACTTTTTGGTTTAGTATTTGATTTATAATAAATTAACTACCAATATATTTGTATCAAACATGTGTTCTAAGAAGGTTACTAAGTCACAACGTAATAAAAATGAACAAGAAAAAAAACGTATGCATACCAAAGAAGAGAAAAAAAAGTGTAAAAAAGAAATAAAACTATTAGAAAAAATTAGAAATCTTCCTGAAGATCTGGTCTCGCATATTTATATGTTTGTAAAAAATGATATAAAATTTAATTTATCTTTTTACAAAAAACTTTTTACAAAATATATTTACGATTATAGTAATACTAATAGAACTACTCTTTTATCTATAGTATTTAAAGGGTATTCTGATAACTTCAATTATTGCACGTTTAACAGAACTGCTTTATTGAAAGAAGTATTACAAAAAGCGCCGTTTGAAAAATTAGAAAAATACGTTCTTTACGGAAGTCCTAGTAAGTATTTTAATATTGCATTTCCAGATGAACCTGATATTAAAACATATTTTGAAGTCAATTATAAAAATAAACCCGACAAGCATGAAGATATGATATATCAACGCAAAAATTACATTTTTGAACTTTTGGATCTGTTGAGTTATTTCTCAACAAGAGCGAATGAATGGCACGCTATGCAGTGTAAATTTAGTAATAAGTTTTTAATACGATTGAATTTTCTAAATAATGTATACAATTTTGAAGAATATAATAAACAAACAGAAAAATATTGCATAGAAAATGAAATGATATTCAAGAGGATTATGTTGGGTATTCTTGTCCACCTTTAACAACCTTTAGAAAAGGTTGTGCCAAATCTTTTGCTCTACTTTTTATAAAAGTAGAAAGGTGGAGCCAAAATATACTCTGCAATTTTGGTTTACTTTTTTCTAAAAGGTAAATTTTTATAAAAGGTAAATAAAAATTACTTAAACGTAATCACACAGTTGTTATATATTATGAAATACATAACAACAATTATAAAAAAACTACTACCTAAGGAATTACCTAAACCAGTGGGAAGATGGAGCTTAGATTATTGTAATAAAAAGGTAAACAGTAAAATAGACTTATCAAATGAAGACCATTGTGGTCCTTGTGGGCAATATGCGCTAACAAAACTAGAAGTCAAAGATAAAGATCAAAAAACTAATGACTCTGATCTAGAAAAAACAAAGGAAAAAGTGTAAACATCCCGTTTATTTTTCTTCATAAAATTTGCCTTCTTCACCACACATACGATCAGATCTTCTTGCTGTAACACAATAATGGTATTCTATATTGTTATTATTGTTGTTGTTTCCATTCACCAAAAAATAATCATTGTCTTTCTCTTTTGGAAACAAAGTGCATTTTCCAAATTCACTAAAAGTAAAAAAGCCTTTTTTATAAAACTTACAATCAACACAAAATTTGGGTCTAATTTGGCTTCCTGAAATTGACGATAAAATAACAGGGTAGAGAATCATAGAAATATACTTCATTTTTTTCTTTTACTTATTGAAGACGAATATTTAATTTGTTTTACTATTATTATATTATAATTGATTGGATTGATTTGGGTTTTCTTGTGAATCACAAAATTCCATGTATTTTACTTTTTGTTCATCATTCAAAAGTGATTCCAACATTTCTATTTTATCTAGTAAAAAGTCTATGTTTTTTTTAATTCTTGCTTGCATTTTTGGTATGATATTTGCCGCTTCCTCGCGCTCTTTGGCTTGTTCAAGTCTCATTTCGTCTACATTTATATCGTATTGTGCGACAATTGCTTCTAATTCTGCTTTAGTTTTTTTTTCTATGTATGTAAAATAAGATAACCCATTTTTACTACACCAATAATTTATTGCGCCAATCATGTCATATCTACGATATTTACCACTCATTTTAGTTACTTGTTATATGATATGATGTATATTTTTTAAATCATTTTTATAAATTGTTTTATGTAAAAGTTTTTGAAAAATTTGAACCTTTATTAAAGGCTGAGATTTTTGTAGATTTGGATTAACCTTTTCCAAAGGTTGATTTTTTAATTTTTGTCAATGAATGTTTTGCACAACTTTTTTGAAAAGTTGTTAGGCGGTAGCAACAACAGCAGGAACATCCTTAACTGCCTTGGCGAAGTGGTGACTCATATACTTTTGTAAGTTGAAGTATGTAAGTTCATCAGTCTTCTTTAGCTTAAGAAGGGCTGCTAGCTTTGGATCTGGGTTGATCTTGCGGCCATTTTCCTTGTCTTGTAGGTTGTTGGTGCGGATGTATTTGTTTACATCACGGGTTACTTCAGTGCGTGCCATTTCAGTTCCAGAAGGCTTGTCTAAGAATTTTGCTAATTCGTCAGAAATTCTGGTTGGCTTTACAAATCCAGAAGGAGCACGGTTTCCAGCCTTTCTCTTGTGCTTGGAGTTTTGCTTTTGGGAAGCCTTTAATTCACGTGCCCACTTCTTTTCAAGAGCACGGAATTCACTCTTTAAGGATGAAATACTTACACTCATTTGTTGTAGCTTTGCAGAAAATTCAACTGAAAGTTCAGCAAGAGGAGCTTCATTATCTGAAGCGGCAGCAACTGGTTCTTCACCAGCAACAGCTGGTTCAGCGGCAACTGGGGCAGCTTCGGCCTTTGGAGCCTTAACAGCCTTTACTTTCTTCTCCTTAGGAGCAGAAACATCAACAGGGGTGGAAGCAGGAGCAGCGAGTTGTTCAGTCTCGGTAGGTTTAGTAGCTTTAGTTTGTCTGGCCATCTTATTATACTATATCTAAATGATTACTTTTTAAGTGATTTAACGCAAATAATATATATTGTGAGCATAACATGAGTAAATTACTAAAGTATATAATTTAAAAATAGGATACTGATTGAAATAACCATGGCAAAGAACTTGCAGCAGAATCGTTTACTAAAGTTAATGCCCCTAACACATAATATGCTCCTAAAGTTTTACTATCCCGGTCAACTCCATTATTAACGAATTTCTCCAAAACATCCAAAACAATTTTTTTAATATTTAATAAATCATTTTCATTCATAATGTAAGATATATTGATATTCCTAAATGGATCGCCGTTAGGTGGACATATATTTTGCTTTATTTCATTTGACAATTGGGCCCTATAATTCCAAATATCACTTAATTCTCTCAAAAACTTGATCAATTGGTTTCTATTTAAATTTAAGAACCATTCAGGTGAACTGTAATTACCAAGTGCATCTATATTTTGAAATAAAGAGAGAGTTCTCATTTCAACTGTTTTATTATTTGAAATGTTACCTAAATCAGTGTCAAAGTCCAAAATTATTTTGATTCCTAGTATTTTACTTGTTCTTATAATCATTTTCAAATCTATCATAACAAAACTAGGAATTTTGTTTCTATTATATGGATTAATTCCTCCAATTTTACTAATGTTAATGGTGTCCGTATTTTTGTATATTAAATTATATATAGAGGCAATATCAAAACCATAAATTCTACCATCATTGTCCTTGAAACTATAAAATTGTCCATATTGTAATTCTTTTAAATCATCCATTGTTACAAAATCTGTGTCATTTGTGCATATTTCTCTTTTATTTAATGCTGGGCCAAAATAAGCATTGAATCTTCGCTGCAGTCTTCCTCTAAATACTTTTTGAATTTTAACAATATAGGATGATAAAAAAAGAAAAATATATAATCTATTTATTAACTCTTTTTTATTACCACTTAATTTCAATTTATAAGATTTTGCTATTGTTTTCAATTGTTGAATATTGTAGTTATTTTCTGTTAATTTGTTATAATCATGAATAGTTAAAATACTTACTTGTTCATTTTCACTTGTATTTGTTTTATTCAATTTTTTGTTCATTCGTATATTTTTTTCATATTTAAATACTAATTTGTTCATATATTCATCTAGAGTAGTCATTTATATTATACTATTATTTATATTTTTCTTTTTGAATTGTTTTTATTTAAAATCATTAATAAAAATAATAAAATAAAATTATTTCTTACGATAAATCGTAATAACCCGAAGAATCATTTAATTTCATTTTTAATTAAAAAAAAAATTGATTTAAAGATAAACTAATAGTGTATATTATAAAAATAAAATGGCTGAAAGAATCGTAGACGGTGCTCAATTTAATGCTGAAAATATTATGTATACTGCCCCAAAAGCAAGTGCTCAAGGTGGCAAGTCTGTTAATATATTAAACAAAACAACAAAAACAACTCTTACATTATCCACTCCATTAATGCTTACATGGGGTGCAAGTGATTTCAAGAAGGAAGGTGAAGAAGTAGGAAATGGTAGATTTGAACTATCGCTTCAATTTCCAAATGAGGAATACAAGACTGCTGACACAGAAGCATTTCTTAAAAATTTGAAGGCTTTTGAGGATAAAATTAAAGCAGATGCTTTGGTTTATTCAAAAGAATGGTTTGGTAAGGTGCATAAAAGTGCTGAAATTATTGAAGAATTATTTACTCCTCTATTAAAATATCCTAAAAATAAGGCTACTGGTGAATATGATTATACTAAGCAACCTACTATTAGAGTTAAGTTACCACAATGGGAAGGTGCTTGGAAAACTGAAATATATGATGAAGAATCAACCAGACTATATCCTAGTAGTGAAAATCCTGGAGTAACACCTCTAGATTATTTAAAGAAGGGTTCAAATATTGCTTCATTAATTCAATTCGCAGGAATTTGGTTTGTAAATGGCAAATTCAGTGCAGGTTGGAAGTTACTTCAAGCTGTAGTTCAAAAACCAAGAGCACAATTACAAGGACAATGCTTCATTAAGCTTAAGACACAAGACAAGGAAAAATTGAAGAATCAAAGTGTTAAGGATGATGATGAACCGCTTGTCATTTCAACAAATGTTGATGATAGTGATGTTGATGAAGATCCAGATGACGAAGATGTTGAAGAGGAAGAAGAAGATGTTCCAGTTGCTCCAGTAGTTGCTGCTGTTCCAGTTCCACCACCTGCTCCTGTAGTTGAAGAACCAAAGGTTGTAAAGAAGCGCGTTGTCAAGAAGAAAACAGAAGCATAAAATATTAGATAGTGAATATATGTTTTGTAAATTGTAAAATTGTAATTTTATAAATAAATAAATTAAAACCTCTTTTTTTAATTTATTCAACTGGTTTAGATTAATTTAACTGTAACAATAATATCACCTTTTTCAGAATAAGTATGGTTTATATCAAAATCATCAAAAATATCTAATCCTGCTTTTTTTATTATATAAATTTGTTCCTTTTTCATGTTTAATTCTTCTATTGAAATATCAAATACTTTATCTGCTATTTCTATTTTTAAACTACTACTATTATTTGTCAATAAATAAACTAATTCATTTTCAATAGATACTTCTCTCACAATGTGTATATTGTTATACTCATCTATGAAAACATCATCAGATAATTCTGGTTCACATAATACTATAACTTCACAACCTGAAATATCAAAATACGATTCATTGATCCATAATGGAACGTAACAAAATTGTTCATTTACATTTAATTTATATATATTATTATTAAGCAAATCATTTATAGTAGGATTCAATTTGTAAATCAATACATTATCAAATTTTTCTTGGACAATTGTTCTAACTGATTCCAAAATTACTTCATTTATATGAAGTATATAACGATATTTAGAGAGAAAATTATAAACATTCATACAAGTTTCTTTATCCAAATCTTCAAATAATTTTAATGATATATTTTTACATCCCGAAACTATTTCTTTTATGATTTTAGATATTATGTCATCATATTTTCCTTCTAAAATACCTTTCATGAACAAATTTAATATATCCATGTATAAAGGTGTTGTTTGTTTTATATCTGATTCTTCGTTGGTGTTAGCGGTGGTGTTAGCGGTGGTGGTGTTGTCATTGTTAGTGTCATTGCAATCAGAATCAAAAAATTGCAATTCTCCTTTTAAATAATAATATGCTTCTTGAATTTTTTTAAATTTCTCGGTTGATTTA